GAATTGATCGATCAGACGATAATCAAGCTCGGCGTGCTCATTCCTGGGCAATCGCCAAGCGACGAGAACGTGTCGATGGTGGACATCATCCTCAATCCTCTCGTCGCCATGATGGCTGCGCTCGACATCTACTATCTCGCCGACATCGGAACACCCAATCCGCCGACAGGCGGCGAGGTGCCCGATGAGGCATTCCTGCCGATTGCCGATAAAGCGGCATGGGCAGCGGCCGGAAGTTTCAATCAATCCGACAGTGCCGTGCTCAAGGTGCTCAACGATCAGGCCGATATGGACTTGCGAACAATGAGCCGTCCGGCCAGGACGCGGCAGACGTTGGGCACCGATCGGCAGCTGCGCGGCATGCGCAATGTCACCTACAGCAGCACTGACTTCACGCGAGGCGGCTGATGCCACCAATTCCGGTCCCGTTTCCCGACAGTACGTTTCCAGGGACGCACTTTCAGGAGAGCGGTGGACGCATCATCAATTCGTATGTCGAGCCGCTCGGTGCCGGCGCTCCGCAGCAAATCATTTACCGGCGCGCTCCCGGCCTGCGCAATTTCGGGACTACGACGCAAACGGGATTTCGCGGAGCGATCGAGGTCAACGGCGTGCTCTATTGCGCCTTCAATAACAGTCTGGTGAAACTCACTGGAGCCGGCGGCGCAGCTGTTAGCGTAGGTACTCTGGCGGGGACGGCAAAGGGGTTCTTCGCGCGCAACACGCGCTCGGCAGCTGGTACGCCGGCCGAGCCATTCCCCGGTCTGGTGTTCTGTGATCCTGACGGCAATTACGCTTCCATCGACACTGCTGCCAACACCGTCACGATGAGCTATCTGGCTCCCGGCTTCCCTACCTTTCCGGCACCGAACTCAGTCTGTGTGCTCGACAACTATTTCTTTTACACGATCGGCAATGGGCAAGTGTGGGCCTCGGGGCTGAACTCGATCACGGTGGGTGCAACGTCGTTTGCGACTGCCGAGAGCAAGCCGGATGGATTGATCCGAGGTGTGGCCTGGGCCGGCCAGCTATTCTTGTTTGGACCCGTCACTACTGAGGTCTGGGTCAATGCTGGCACCACGCCGTTTCCGTTTCAGCGATCGGTGGTGATCCCGCGCGGGCTGGCGGGTCCGTTCTGTGTTTCAGCCTTTGAAGACAACTTCAGTCGCTCACTGATCTGGGTTGCCGACGACAACAGTGTCGTGCGGTTGAACGGCTATAACCCGGAGAAAATATCGCCGCCCGATCTCGATGGACTGATCGAGCGGGAGCCGGCCGTCAACGGTGTCAAGCGCACACTGGAAATGTCCTGCTTCGTCAGCCGGGGACATGCTTTTATTCTGCTGTCATCGCCGACATGGTCGTGGGTGTTTGACACCAACACCAACAAGTGGGCGGAACGTAACAGCTATCTGCGGTCGCGTTCACGCATCACTGGTGGCGTGTATGCGTTCAACAAGTGGCTGTGCGGCGACATTCTCACCGGCAATGTGCAAGAGATTACAAATCAGGTTCATACCGAGATTGGTGATCCATTGCGCTGGCGATTGGAGAGCGGCGCGGTTGAGAATTTCCCGGTGGGTGCGCGTGTCGGGCGTGCGGACTTTGAGTTCGTGACCGGCGTCGGCATGGCGATCGGCGACGATCCGATCGAGACTAATCCGGTCGTGGAAATCAGCTGGTCGGACGACGGCGGGCAAAACTACTACGCGCCGATCCAGCGCAAGCTCGGCCGGCAATCGCAGACGCGGCAGCTGGTATCGCTGGTTTCTTGCACCGGACGCAGCAGCTGGAATGCGCGGCGATGGCGTCTCGATATTGCCGATCCGGTCTATGTCGGGTTCATGGGCGCGTGGCAAAACACGTCTTCCAAGGTGAGTGACATCGGCTGATGGCGACTGTTTCACGCATTCCTGCGCCCTCGGTTCGATTGACCGAACCGCAGAGCGGCATCATCGACCAGTATTGGTATGACTTCTTCGCCGGTCTGGCGGGCGGGCAACCCCTGAAGGACTTTCCCACCGATGCTGCAGCTGCAGCCGGTGGCGTGCCGCTCAACGGGTTCTACCGCAATGGCAATGTCGTTCAGATAAGGGTGACCTGAGATGGGTCTATTCGACAGCATCAACAGCATTTTCGGCAGCAGTGCCAGCCAGAAAGCTGCGGAGCAGGCGGCGGCGGCGAATGCCGCTGCGCTGCGAACGTATGGTGGAACGGCCAACAGTCTCTACGATCAGTATCGGACTAGCTCGCTCGGCACGCTCGGCCAGGGCCAGGAGAATGCGCTCAATGCGTTGTCCGGCGGTCTGACCAACCAAGTCAACGCTCTTACTTCAGCAAACCAGAATGCAATCGGCGCTGGCCAAGCCGGCGTCGCCGCCTGGGACCCACTGCGGACGGCGGTCGAAGGATATGACCCGGCGATCCAGGCATACTACGGCGCGCTCGGCCTGCGAGGTCCGCAGGATCAAGCGGCTACGACTTCGATGTTCAGGAGCCAGCCTGGATATCAATTCCAGCAAGACGAGGCGGCAAAGGCTATTGCAGCCAATGCCGCGAAGCTCGGCATCTCGGCTTCCGGCAATACGCTGCAGACGCTCGGCGACCGCTCGCAGAACATCGCCGACACGACTTACAACGATTACCTCACGCGCCTGGGTGCGTTCGTGCCGTTGCAGCAGCAGGGCTACACGGCACTGGGCCAGGGCCTCACTGGTGCCAACAAGACGCTCGCCGACATCTTTAGCAGTGGTGGTGCGGCGCTCGCCGGGGTCTATGGCGGCAATGCCGCGCAGCAGGCCGGCATCTTCGGCCAGGGTGCGCAGAACGCGGTGGATGTCTTCGGCAATACAGTACAGGGCCAGACGCAGACCGCCCGCGACATCTCGCAGGGCACGCTGGCAAGCAACGATGCCGTTGCAAAGGCGAAGCAGCAAGACGCCGCCAACAACATGGGCTTCTGGGCTTCGCTCGCTGGCTCTGCAGCCAATGCGTTCAAACCAAAGACTGCGTAGGGATGAACCATGCCGATCAATCCGTTTCGCGCTCCGAGCAACTACGACGTTCCCAACTTCGGCCCACCGCAGGGACGCTACGACCCGTCGGTATTTGCGAACATCGCGAACATCGGCGAGAGCATCGGTGCGTACCGCGATCAGCAGGCATTGTCCGAGCTTGCAAAGGGTGCGGTCGATCCGAAGACCGGGCAACTCGACATCAACAAGTTTGTGACCGCAAATGCGCTGGCAGGACGCAATCCGATCGCCATGATGAAGCTGGTCGAGGACATGCGGCATCAGCGCGAGGCCGAGGGCATTGCGCGCACCCAAGCCGAAGCGGCGAGGCTCGCAGCTGGCCGCCGCTCGATGCAGTATGTCGAGCCTGATCCCATCAGCGGCACGCCCGGTGGCTGGCGCATCGCGCCCGATCTCGATGCGGCCGACAAGGGCGGCAGGTTCATCCAAGACCAGCCTGTTGTAAGGCCAACGCCGCCGGTCGTGGCACCGCAGTCGGCGGTGCCGGGTGGTGGCCCAGGTAATCTCGCCGCGCTCGATCCCGAGAATGCGCCGCCCTACCGCGTTGCCGGCCCGCCGATGCCGCCACCGCAACAGGTGGCACAGGCTGCGCCGGCAGTGACCGCGCCGGCCGATCCGCTTGCTGACCTACCCGAAACGTCGAAGAGTTTCTTCCGAGGTGCTGCGGAATACAAAATTGATCCCTACAAAATTCCATTCAAGGACAAGAATGCGGAGGCGCGGTTCTTTGGCGAGATGCAGCGGCGTTTCCCCGGATGGTCGCCGGATGAATATGCCCGCCGCGAGGATGCAAGAAAGAAAGCCGAGGCGTTCGCCGAGACGGGACCAAAAGCAGAGCAGACAAAGCTCGGCCAGGAGCGCGCCACGATAGAGGCCGAGGCGGTCAAGGATGCCAAGGCCGCTGCCGATCTTCAGCCGCTCCTCGATGACATCACCAGAAGCTGGGAGCAGCTGACCAACTTCAGGCGGTTTGGCGGATTGCAGACCGGCACTGGCGCTCTCGCCGGCTCCGAGGCGGCGCGCTTGCCGCAGCGGGCGCTCGGCACGACCGAGGAGCAGCTGCGCCAGGGCTACGAGCGCACACTGGCTGCACTGCGCGCGAAGATCACTTCAACGATGAACCAGGGGCAAGGTGCCGTCTCCAACTACGAACGGCAGATGTACAATCAAATCTTTCCTGAGTTCACGACGGCGAACCCGGCTGGCGATCTCGCCACGTTGCGGCAGCTGCAAGCAAGGAACGCGCAGATAGCGAACATCGGACGTGAGACAGGCCTCGGCAAATCGGCACAGGGATATCTCGCCGAACGGCCGGCGGTCGAGCGCCCGCAGCGACAGTATTTCGATGCCGAGACGGCAGAGCAATACAGAAAATCTCCAGACGTGACGCTGAACCGCGCGCGGCAGCTGATCAGGAATGGTGCCGATCCGAATGAGGTGCGCGAGGCTTTGCGTCAGATTGATCCAACCCTTCCGGGTAAACTCTGATGCCTGACTTCTTCGATGAGGCCGAGCGCGAGCTTGCCGCGAAGGGTGGCGGCACAAGCCTAGTCACAACGAAGCCGACGAAGCGCGATGCGTTCGCCATCATGGAAGAGCAACTCAATGCGCCCTACTCGCAGATGGAGGCGTTTCGGAAAGGTGCGGTGAGTGATCTCCCGGTCATCGGGCCGCTCGCCGAGCACGGCTATCAGGCCGGCAAGGCGGCGCTTGGATATGATCCTGGGTTCACCGAGCGGGCGGCGGCGGCCAATCCAGACTACGCCAACCTGGGCGGGCTGATTTCCAATACGGCGGTCATGGGGCCGATCGGAGCCACCCGCTACGGCGGGATGGCGATAGGTGCGCGTGGCCTGCCGGTCCTCGGTCAGCTGGGGGAGAACCTCGGCGTGCGAATGGGCGTTGGGGCGGCCAGCGGAGGCACCCTGGGCGCTGCGGACGCCTACATGAGGGGAGAGAGCCCGGTAGCCGGCGGCGCGCTGGGCGTGGTCGCTGGAGGCGCTGCGCCGGCATTGGGTGGCGTTATCCGGGGGCTTGTCTCCCCGTTCAATGCCCCACAGACGATCGCCCAGCGGGCCGGCCAGCCGGCCGTCGACACGTTGACAGGTGAGGGTGTGCGGCTGAGTGCTGGCGGCGTCACCGGCAGCAAGGGGCTGCAGGGTTTCGAGGACATCCTGCGGCACTATCCTGGCGTGGGTGGTCGCGCCGAGGACGTGCTCAAGCGACCTCACGTTGACTTCACGACGGCGGCGTTGCGCCGGGTCAATCCGAACCTGCCAGAAGGTACGCTGGCCACGCCCGAGGTGTTGACCCGCGAGCGGGCTGCGCTGCAGAACGGCCTCAACGCCGTTCGCAATCAGACCGTGTTGTATCCAGGGCAAGACTTCGCCAACGATCTGCAGACAGCGCGAGCGGCTTACGATCGTGTGCAGGCGCTTGGCGCACAACGCGATCCAAACGTCATCAGATTGTTTGACGAGATGGAGCGCCGCCTGCAGCAGGGCAGCGTCCCCGGCGATGTCTACCAGCAGATGCGAACGGATCTGCGTCAGCTGGGTGAGGGCGCGCTCGGCCAGGGCAAGACCAGAACGCCGACGAGTGACGCTTACTTTGCCATGCGCCGCGCACTCGATGCGCAGATGGAGCGCAATGTTCCTCCGCAGCTGGCGGAACAGTGGCACGATCTCAACCGGCGTTACGGTAACTACAAGACAATCGAAGATGCGATGACCTCCGGTGGCCAAGAGGCCAACAAAGGTTTCCTGTCGCCATCTGCTCTGGGGGCTGCGGTGCGCAGTCGTGGCGGCAATGCATATGCACGCAATGCCGGTCCTGAATTGACCGATCTTGCCAGAGCCGGCTCTGCAGTGTTGCGCCCATTGCCAGAGAGCGGCACCGGGCGGCAGGCGATTGCGGCAGGGCTGATGACAACAATCGGTGCCGGCGCTGGCGGTGCGCTCGGCTTCCGCAGTGACGAGGACAACCCGGCGCGCGCCGGCCTGACGGGTGGAGCACTCGGAGGCGGGGCCGGCTTCCTGGGCGCATTGCTTGCCGGCCGTGCCGCGCTCTCGCCGACAGGGCAGCGCATCCTGGCGAACCAGCTGCTCTCGACGCCGCGCGCAGTCAGCCTCGCACTGGGTCCGTTGCAGCAACTCTCTCTGCCTGGACGCTCACCAACACTGCGCGATTTGGGGGAATAGATGTCCGGCACAATCAACATCGCACTCACTCAACAGTTCGATATGGATGGTGAGCCGCTCGGCGGCGGCCTGCTGTATTTCTTTGAAGCTGCCAGCACCAATCCGCAGAATGCATTTCAGGATAGTGGGCTAACCGTCGTTCATCCCAATCCGATCGTGCTCGCTGCCGATGGTCGCGTGCCGATGTTCTATCTCGCCTCGACATCAGCGGAGGGAAACGCCAGCGGGCAAATCAAGATACGTCTCACCGACAAGACCGGCGTCACTGTTCTTGCGGCCGATAGCTTGCTGATCATCGGCCCTGCGGGTGGAGGTTCCGGTCCCGGTCCTGGGGTTGATCCAACTACCGTGCTGCAGACCGGCGATATCATCTCTCGTTTCGGCACCGGGACACATCCCGGCTTCCTGCCGTGCAACGGCAACACTCTTGGTAACAGCGTATCAGGCGCATCGTATGCCGCTGCCGAGAACCAACCACTGTTCGAATATCTCTGGAGCACTGGCGTCCTTGGCGTGTTTTCAGGGACTACACCAAACCGAGGTGCTAACTCGCTCAATGATTGGAATGCCGGCAAGCGCATCGTGTTGCCCGATCTGCGTGGCCGCGCGATTGCCGGCTTGGATGATATGGGGTCATCGGCAATTGGTCGATTGACCAATGCAGGCCTGGGCAGTTCTGGCACCGTGCTTGGCAATGCAGGGGGCACCGAAACAAATACCCTTTCCACGGCTAACATTCCAAGCCACACACATCCACAGCAAGGTATATTCACATCATCTATACAGAACCAAGGTCATACCCATACGCAACAAGGCAATTTTACAACAGGTGGGGAAAGCACAACCCACACACACGGCTATTCTCAATTCTCCGCAACCCAAACCGTTACGCCGGGAGGCGGTGCAGGAGCTGGTTCTGCTAGTGGTGCCACCACATCAGCCAACAGTAACGGCCATACGCATGATTTTTCGATCTTTGGTGAGACTGCAGGTGCTAGCGCCGATCATAATCACACCGTCACCCTCACTGGTACCAACACTGGAGCTACGGGTTCCGGCACTGCTTTCAGCCGAACCCAGCCCACGATGGTGATGACCTTCTACATCAAACTCTAACCGGACATCAGACATGCCATTCTATGGCGGCACCCTGGCCGCAGAGAGCAACCGTGCCGATTTGGCTTTCCAAGTCGAGATGCTCGACCCGGTGACCAATGAAACCATCGACATGACAGGCTGTCTAATCACTGTCGCGCTGCGCTTGCTTGGGCATACCTTGCCCGCACTGACCGGCACCAATCTGGATGGTCATATCGAAATCGTCGCGCCCAACACCTTCTCGGTTAATTTCAGTCGTGAAGAGATGAGCAACTTTGCTCCTGGCGAGGTAGATCTCGGCATCACCATCAGGCTCAACGACGGGATTACTTATCAGCTGTTTGCCGGACAGCTGCCGATCGTGGATGGAGTGGTCGCACGATGACATCAGCATTTCCTAGCCAGCGGCTGAAGATAAGGTTTCTCCCGGCCGTCCCTGGTTCCAATGCTGCAGGCGCCGCAGCTGCTGCCGCAAACTCTGCGGCGCAAGCACAGGCAGCAGCGAACGCCGCCACCCAAGCCACCGCCACCAAGGTGGACAAGGGTGGCGACACCATGACCGGCGCGCTGACGCTGAATGGTAATCCCACCTCGGCATTGCATGCAGCGACCAAGCAGTATGTGGACAGCCAAGCTGTCAGCGATGGCTCGATCACCAATGCCAAGTTGGCCAATATGCCGGCTTGGACGGTCAAAGTCCGTAACGCAGCGACGACTGGCGTGCCTTCGGATGCGGGGTTGGCTGATGTCACGACAAAGGCCACACCGACGACAGGTGACTTCTTATTCGGCTTTGCTTCAACCGGCGAACTACGCAAGTTCGATGTGGGTACGCTGCCGACTGGCAGCGGGAGTGTTGCTGACGGCTCGATCACGAACGCCAAGCTCGCGGACATGCCCGCCTGGAGCATCAAGGTCCGCAATGCTGGCACGACTGGCGTTCCATCGGACGGGGCGTTGGCCACTGTCACATCCAAAGCGCCGGTCGCGGGTGACTTTCTGGTTGGCTTCGCTGCCACCGGAGAATTGCGCAAGTTCGATGTGGGTGGATTGCCGAGTGGCACTGGCACCGGCAACGTCAGCAACAGTGGGTTGCCTGCTACTGACCAAGTGGGGATATGGGTTACATCCACCACAATCAAAGGCGTCGGCGGCACAGCTAATCAGGTACTGCGTTGCACCGGCACCACACCGTCGTTTGGCTCTATCGATCTATCGCAAGCGGCGACTGTCGGCACCAGTGATCTGGCGTTTGCCAATCTGGCGCAGGGCAGCGCGCGCAGCGTTCTCGGTGTCACCGGCAACGCGACCGCAGACTTTGCGAGCATCCAGGGCACGGCCGATCAGGTGCTGCGCATCAACACGGCGAACACCGCGCTGGCATTCGGAACGATAGCCACTGCAGGGATAACGAATAGCGCCGTCACCTACGCAAAAGTACAGGACGTAGCGATTACGCGCGTACTTGGGCGCAAGACAGCATCGGGCGTTGGTCCTCCCGAGGAATGCACGCTCTCTGATGTGCTGGATTTCATCGGCTCGGCGGCGCAGGGCGATATCCTGTATCGCGGCGCATCGACGTGGACGCGGCTCGGTGCGGGTACGATCGGGCAAGTTCTGCAGTCGGGTGGTGCTGGGGCCAATCCAAGCTGGACGACGCCGGCAACGGCGGCCGGTGGTCTGTTAAATTTTCAGGTGTTCGCGACCGCTGGTAGTTCTGGGCCGTATGTACCTACAGCCGGAATGGTGAACTGCATCATAGAATGTATTGGCGGCGGAGGAGGGGGAGGTGGAGCTACCGGAGTATCAGCTGTTGTCAGTTGCGGTGGCGGCGGTGGCAGTGGCGGCTACTCTCGCCACTTCCGCACGGCAGCCGAAATCGGAGCATCAATCAACGTAACAGTCGGAGCCGCCGGTACTGCCGCTTCCAATGCTAATGGTGGGAATGGTGGCGATACTTTCGTCGGCACGTCTCTCGGTGCCGCGCTATGTGCGGCACGGGGCGGGAGTGGGGGGCTTCGAGACACCGGCGCTAGTACAGGATTTGGGGGGGCGGCTGCAGTTACTACTGGTGCTGTTGGCAAAGTTATTGTTGGTGGTACTGGTGGTGGATTTGGCGGCAGCGTGGCTTCGGGCGGGCTTTCAAACACAGGTGCAGGCGCTGGTGGCAGCAGTTTTTTCGGTGGTGGAGGCCGAGGAGGAGCGTTACCAACCTCTGGCGCAAATAACGGCGACGCTGGAACGGCGGCCGGGGCTGGCGGTGGCGGCGGCTGCACATTTAACACTGGCAATGCTGCTGGCGGCGCTGGCGCGGTAGGTATCGTCATTATCACTGAATACAAATAGAGAGGTTCTAAAATGGCACTCACCTATACAGCGTCAGCTGCACTGATGGCGGATGTGGATTTTGTCAACCGTGTGAAGGTGGCATGTCTGCGATATGCCGACTTCATCTTCAACGAGGCAATAAACACGCCCGCACATTCGACGCGCATCCGCTGGGCGCAGAACACGACGGAAAGCCCGGATCATGCCGCACAAACGCTGACACCGCCGGTCGTAATGGACCCCAAGGTGCAGCAGGATGGTGCTGCCATTACCGATACTAACCTGCAGTCTGCGGTCGAGACGACCATCAATCGGTTGATGTGATGACTGGCATCACCGAGGAAGCAGGCAGTACCGCGCGATCATTGATCGGCTCGCTAGCCTCGACGCCTGTGATCCTGGCCTTGGTGGTGTTCAATCTGTTCTATATCGGCGCTACGACTTGGTTGCAGATCAAGCAGTCCGAGCGGTTTGCCGACAATCAAGCCTTGTGGGAGCGGGTCGTTGACAAGGCGATGCAATATTGTCCAACGCCGGATAACAAATGACCCGTCAGCGATGGATCGCGCTCGCGGTTGGTCTGATCACCATCATCCTGACACTGATCCTGCTTGCTGTGCTGGAGGCGCAGTCCAGGGTGGCGTTTGACTGCTTTGACGCGACCGAGCGGGAACGTGTGCGCGAAATCTCGCTCAAGGGCATCGATAAAGGTTTGGAGGATGCGGTCGCACATCTGTTTGACATCTGGCAACGCGATCCCGAAACGCAACAACCAAAGCGCGCCCAGGTGGGCGTGACAAACGCGCTCAATGCTCACGCCAGGGCGCGCAAGTATGCGCTCGCTTGGACACCTCCAACCTGTGAGGAAGCAAAATGAAGATCGCGATGAGCAGCGGTCACGGGAAATATATTTCCGGTGCCGTAGGACCATCCCCGTGGGGACTGCATGAGCACACCGAGGCTGTCCGAGTGGTCGATCAGACGGCGATTGAATTACGCAAGCTCGGCGTCGAGGTGGTGACCTACGAAGACACTGTGAGCAAATCGCAGAGCGATAACCTCGATCGAATAGTGGACTGGCATAATCAGCAATCGAGGGACGCCGACATCTCTGTACACTTCAATAGCAATGGGACCACCACCGATGGCCGAGGCCATGAGTGTTGGTACACTAGCGACAGCGGCAAGAAGATAGCTAACTCGATCGTGGGGCCGGTATGTACCGCTTCTGGACTGAAAAATCGTGGGGTGAAGCACACCAGCTCACTGGCGTTTCTCAACGGAACGGCAAAGCCCGCGTGCCTCATCGAAACTTGTTTCGTCAACGCAAAAATGGACTGCGACGCTTATCGGGCGCACTTTGGCGGCATCTGTTCCGCAATCGCTGGCGCGCTCGCTGGTGACGAACAGCCAACGCCAGGACCGGAACCGGAGCCGCCGGGTGATGTGCTGTTCTATGCAGAAGGAACGTGCAGCTGGTTTGGCGGCCCCGACGATACCGGAGTATCTCCCTCGGAAGGCCTCGCTATGTGGTATGAACCGGAAGAGTGTCCCTGGCTCATGCTCCCACAACAACCGATCGGCACGACGGGGATGGCAAGGCGATTAGACCCTGGCGTTTTTTTTCTTGCGTGTCGGTGGGACTATTCGGTCACGCCCAAAGAAATGTTACGAGGTCCACAGATGGCGCTGGTCACCGCGAAGAAGACCGGCATTGCGCGGCTCGCGCACGTTGCTGACTGGGGTCCACACGAAGAACAGACCGGGCGAGCTGCTGATCTCTCACCCGGTCTGATGGACAATCTCGGTATAGAAACCGACGACGAGATCGAGGTTATTTACCCGTACCTTCCTTGATGCGCAGATGGTCGGGCAGCGGCCCCTGCGCCACGACGCGAGGCATCTTTTCCGGTGTGGCTTGCGCGTCCTGTTGTAGCTGATGAACACGCTCGCGTTCGATCGGCATAAACTTTTTTCTCTCCTCCAAGAAAACGGCACGCACCTTTTCAACCATGTTCAGCTGCTGATCGAGCCACGCAATGTGCTCGTAGGTTTCCTGCTGCTGCGTGTACCGTAGGTCGTCGCCCCGGATGCGGGCGTTCTCGGCCATCCGCTGCAATCCCAACACAAGCTCCGTCAATCTGTCAGCCATGTCCTGCCTCCTTTGCTGCTGCGTCCCTGAGTTCCGACAACTCTTTTCCAATCGCCGTTATCTGCTCGCGTTCCTCGCGTGAGCGGTGCTTCCAGAACGTGCGAAACGGTTCCTCGCCATGTCGCGCGGCCTCGCGCGCCATGTCCAAGAGGGAAAGCGCCGCCCCGCCCAAGGGGGTGCCAGCAGACGGGGCGGCGTCCACCGCAGCGATGTTATTTTCTCCTGCGGCAGAATTGATCTCTCCTGTCTCGGGATCAAACTCGACAGGGCGCATGACATCAGGTGCGAGCTTGGGTGGCACCTTCTCAGCGCCAGGGATGTCCTCGGCCTCCGTTTCATCGAGATAGCCCAAGCCGCTGATCGAAAGCGTCACCCTCCTTTTTGCTTTTGTCACCGCGCGCAAGATCGTGTTGGCGCGTACATCACCGCGCAACGTATCTGGGAAAGGCACGACGCCGAGGTCTTCGTCCACGCGCCCGGTGCTGTCCTTGGCGCGGGCGTGGATGCTCAACAAGCCATCGCTGATGTCCTGCGACACGATCTCGATGTTGATGCCATGGAGCTTGCGCAGCTGATCGGCGCATGCGCGCGTCGCGTACAGGATGAGCTTCCCCTGCAGTTTCAAATACTGAAACGGCTGTGTCAGCGGATTGACACCGATGCTGTCGCAAACCCTGTTGTAGTAGACGACGCGCTGTTCTGGTGTGAGGCCTTCAAGGTCACCCCTGATGATCAACCCCTCCATCACGTCGGCAGGGTTCACTTCGGGTTTCTTCTGCGGTACGGTCATTCAATCCTCCTCTGGGTCATGGGCGATGCGAAGAAAGTCCTCATTGCACAATCCGGTCATCAGCATCTCGCGCTGGTCGACTGACAGATCGGGCAACGCCTCCTGAATGAGTTTGCCTCTGCGCCACCATTGATAGCGTTCGTACTGATCCTCGGTCAGCTGCACGCTGACTTCAGGAAAATCGCCAATCATTGGCGGCGGGCGCACATGGACGACATAACCGTCGTCGGTCTTCTCCACACGCCGGCTCGGCGCAAAGCCCGGTATCTCAATCATTCTCTCAATTCCCTCAGTGATAGATAACCGAGCTTGCTGCGGGTGATCACGGTGCCGTGGCCGAAGCATTTCTTCGCGTCGGGTGGCACCAGTGATTTGAGTATCTTCGCCGCGTCGTCATACGCGGCTGCGCTGTCGCGAAGATCGAGCCAGATGCCGGCTTGGTTCGCCCATTCATTGTTGCCGGTCATGTCGATGATCTTGGTCGCGTCGACCGGCACCGGCACCTCCGGTAGATTGACCGGCGGCGTGCGATTGCGAACATGCTGGATGAAATTCCAGCCGCGTTCCAACAGTAGGCCAGCGTAGTCGGCATCGCGCTTAATGATATTCAGGATGGGTTCATCGGCCCCCATGACGACCGACAGCACACACTGATCCGCGCCGGTTATCTCCATCTGCCACTGGCACTGCGGCGTGTATCTCTCGATGATGACCGGATCGACCGGCTCGTTGCCGTTCGTCCACTTCACCTCGATCGGGCACTGTAGATCATCGATCCAGCCATCGAGCGTGCAGCAGGCCCACTCGTAGCGATAGTGGGTGACACTATCGCCTCGGCGAGTGATGGATTGACGCTCTACCTCCTCGATCCAGTTCAGGTGCATCTGCTCGGTGTGCGTACCGCGATAGACTGCCCACTTGCGGCTGAGATCGTCGGGTTCTTGGTCGCCGATCTTCTCGCGCCAGAGCTTGTCGATCTTGATCACATCGCCGCTGACGATGATGCCGATGTCGGATGCTCCGATCTTGCCGGCGCGCTGCGCCAGCTGGTCTGCATTCAGGGCCATGTTGTCTCCGGGGTTCAAAAACGATATATGGGAGAACAGCGTAAGGAAACCTGAACAGGTGTCAACCCATGCCAGCTGCTCGTCATCGCAACCGCGAAGAGGCGGTAAGTCGTATCTGCAAAACAATGGAGGCGGTGATCAACGCCCTCGGCGGCCCCGGTAAGGTGGCGAAGCTCACCGGACGCAAGACCAACCATCTCCACAATTGGCAACATGACACCGGGCGGTTCCCGTCCAAGACCTATCCGGTGATGAAGGCCGCTCTGGAGGAGAAGGGTTACAAGGCGCTGCCGGAATTATGGGGTGTCACCGAGCCGTGAGGCGGCTTATCCGCAAGCGCCGGCAGCAACCCGAGGCCGCGATCCAGCGCGCAGTATTCGAGCACATTGCCTACCGCAAGGTCGCCGGGTGGCGGTTCTGGTCGACGCCCAATGCGGCCAAGCGGTCGCTGCGGATGGGCGGTGAGTTGAAGGCGCAGGGCATGACTGCCGGCGTCGGCGATATCAATGCTGTCGGCCCGGATGGTCGCTACTACGAACTGGAATTGAAGACCGAGATTGGAAGGCTCTCCCCGGCCCAGCGCGAGCGCCAGGAGCAGCTGCGGGCGTCGGGGGCGACGGTTGCGACGGCCTACGGCCTGGACGCGGCCCTGGCCGTCCTAGAGGCTTGGGGCGCTATTCGATAGAGGAGGGCAACATGCGGGTGCTGGACAATCTGCGGGTGCTAGCCGCAGCTGCGTTCAAGCGAGTGCGACGACTGCTTCGCCGGGGCGACAACCCTCTGATCATCCCGATCCAGCCGCCCCCGGAAATACCCGTCACGATTAGACCGGAAATCGTGACACCAATTCCAGAAAGTCCCGTCGTTGCGGGGCAGAAGTCGTCTCATCCCCCCGCGACGATTGCGACAGAGCTGACGCCGGAAGCGAAGCTGACCCGGAAGGAGCGTCGCGCCACGGCTTCCGATCAGCGCCGGTACGAGAAGGCGCGGCTGCGCCAGGATGTCTGGGTGGAGCCGAAGGGGCCGAAGCCGGTCAAGCAGGAGCGCGCCCCGCGCGCCGGATCGACACCGATCGCTGTCGTTGCTGATGAGCCGTTGGCCGTCAACATCGACAACGATCCACTCATCGTGGACAGGATAAACGACGTTGATGAGGACGTACTGATCAAGCAGTCAGAGATGTGGGGCGAGTTCAATTTCCGCGACAGCATCCTCGACCAACTCGATCGCTACTGGGTCTACCTTGAGCGCATGAAGCATCACGATAGTGGTGCGTACCATCTCTATCGGCAACTGGGTGCGATCATCGTGCCGCGCATCACCAGCGGCACCCACAATTATGATCCCGCAATCCCATCGAAGTGGACACCGGAAGAGATCGAGGATGTACGCAAGCACCTCTATCTGCCGACGTGGTTCAAGCAGACGCGCCCTTCGTTTGGCTGCATCGCTTTCGGCGCGCACTCGCTGACCGAGAAGCATGAGCAGATGGGCTTCGTGGTGGACGGCAAAAAGATACACGACATTTGGGTGCCGAGGTTTTTGTATTTCCACAAGTACAAGCGACCGCCGGCCGACGTGCAGCCGATCGGCGATCCCGGTGATGTTTACAAGCTGACGCTATGGTGGGATCGCGCATGGGATCGGCACTACAAGTGGGGCGTGCCGTGCGAGTTCGCGGTCTACATCAGCAGGGATGGTGAGCGCATGCGCGTGCTGCGCTCGCTCAAGACCGAGTACATCAAGGTTGTCCCGAAGAGGCGCAGCAAGAAGCGGCGCTGGAATGCCTTCGAAATTCCGCAACGCTACTGGCACTACCCCAACGCCTTCAAGAGCTGGGCGGACGATCACGGCGTCGAGACAGAATTTTATATGGCGCATTTGTTCTGCTTGGCGGTGCGCGAGCAGGAGAACGCTGGGCTGTCGATGGTGCGTGTTGCGGTGTCGAAGGGCGACATGACCGCGACCTTCGGCGTGGATATCAGGCGCATAGCGTACTTCTTTCAGGACCGCGACTACCAACTCACTGAGGGTGGTCTGCGCAAGCGAGTGTTCCACATTGTGCGCCCGCACGTTCGCAGCGACGGCACCGAGGTGAAGATGCACTTCCGGGGCGAGCGGAAGTTCACCTGGGCTGGCTACGATGTCGAAGTCACGGTGCCTGGACTGGATCACATGATGCTGTCGGAGTTCAACGTGGGGATGTCGGATGAGTTCTGGTGCGATCCGAAAGACAAGAGGATGGGCGAGAAGGAGTTGGGCGGGTTGCTCAAGAGCGCGATGAAGCGGGGCTTCGGCGGCTACCGCGATCCGCAGGGAGCGGCGATGCTGCGCGACCTCGACGCCCTGGATGCATCGCTCCATCCTGATGACAGCGGGGACAATCCTCGTTCGTGACTTGCCTGTGACAGCGAACAGGCATCTGCTGCCGCCCTCTCCCAGGAGGGCACCCCATGATCACCATCGAAACGCTGCGCGCAGCCGGAATACTCGAGGCGCTCATCCTTCGTGTGGTGGAAATAGAACAAGCTGAACGGCGTGCAGCGCGCCGCGAGCAAAATCGAATTAACAAACAAAACCAACGCTCGCGTCAGCATGTCACTGCTGACAGTGATGACATTGCTGACAGGCGGAAAAAAACCGTGGCGGATCAAACACCGCGTCAGCAAACCAAGCGTGACACCGCTCTTATACTTACTTCTCTTCCTTCTTCTTCACTTTCTTCCTTAGTTGATAGACCTCTTTCTACTGCCGCGCGCGCGAGGCGACCGCTGCCGCCTGATTGGGAACCGAAGGGTGAGCAGCGCGACGCCACCGAGGCCGACGAGTTCCGCGATCACGCCAGGGCGAAGGGCTACCAGTACATCGACTGGGATGCCGCCTATCGCAATTTCCAGAAATCACCGTACAACGCGCGCAACAAAGGAGGGCAGAATGGACAAGGACGACGACACGGATCGGTACTGGATGCATTCGACCGGCTCGGGGAAAGGCTCCGGCAAGCGGGTGCCAGCGAAGACTACGTCCCCGGCAGCAGCGGCCCTCGACCGCTCCAATTGGATCAGGAAATGCGCGCAGCAAGTCTTAAGCTCGTACCGAAGAGATGATTTTGCTGATCCCGACACCTACGCCGTGCAGTTGGCGATGGTGCTGGAACGCTACGACGATGCTGTCATCCGCGCGGTAACCTCGCCGGTCACCGGCATCCAGCGAACGTGCAAGTTCCCGCCGTCGATCGCCGAGGTGGTCGAGTTCATCGATGAGCATATCCGGCGCGCGACGTTCGCCAATGACTATAACGCCCGGTCGCGCGCACAGATCGAGGAGCGCGAACAGTTCGAACGCGATCAGCGCGAGCCGCTCGAATACCGGCGTGCGGTGGTCGAGCGTGTGATGGCGGATTACAAGTCCAAGCTGACGACCTGATGAAGGAGATGCCGATCACGGCATCGGACTTGGCAGAGGCGACCAACGTGGCGATTGCGAAGGGGGAGTTCTCTACGCGGCAGGGACACATCCCCTACGGTGCGACCGCTCGCATGTCACCTGACGTGCAGCAGGCCCACGATCTCATTGGTTGTCTGGGCGAACTGAAAGCGTCGCAGTGTTTCGGCCAGCCGTTCAACACATCCGAGAACGGCATCGGGGAGATCGATTGCAGGATATTCGAGGCGCGGGCGCGCGACATCAGGACAGGTCGCGACCTCGCCTATCGCCCGATCGACAAGATGCGCCTGCCCTACGTCCTCGTCTGGATCGATCTGCCGGCGAAGAAGGCTACCATCGTCGGGTGGCTGGTCGGTTGGGAAGCTCACCAGCGCGCGATGGCGGCGAAGCAGAAGGCCGGCTACGACGTGCTGTGGAATGCAACGCGCCGGGTGTGGTTCATCCCGCCGCCCTATCATTCCGTTGCATCGCTTGAAGATTGGATATTGGTTGGTCATCCGCAGCACTGGGCACCGGAGGGCTATCGAGCATGACACGATCCAATGACAACGATGGTAACGTCGGCAGACACGACCTCGCGCGGGTGCCTGAACCCGCTGCCGGGTATTCCCCCCTCCCGAGCAGCAGGCAGAACACCCGTGCGAGCATCGCCATCGTGGCGGTGCCCGACGTGTACGAAGACCCGCGCGCCGGCTACGTGCAGCGCCGGGTGCGCGCCCTGGCGCGGATCGATCTCCTCGACCGCGAGCGCCGCGAGAAAAAGATCACCGAGGCGGCCTATCAGGTGGGGCGCGAGATCGAGGCGATGTTCGAACGCATGGCCAGGATCAGCGGCGGCGGGCAGTGGACCGAGGGCGATCGGCTGGACCCGGCGACGCAGGCCGAGGTGTTTGCGCTGCTGGGGTTCGAAGGGGCGCTGAAGGTCAACGCTTTCCTGGCATGGCTGGTGAAGTATGTCGGCACCTATGACACCCGCCTGCTGTGGCTTGTGCTGGGCGACCGGATGACCCTGGCGGCGACGGCGGTGGCGCTCGGTCACCAGGGCCGGCGGGGCTATCGCTACACGATGGACAGGTTCAGGGATGCCCTCGCCACCATGGCCGAGGCCAAGGCGGCGAAGGGGCGCGAGGTGCGGGCACTCAGCCGGCGGTGATCTTGCTGATGGCGCGCTGAAGCTCGGAGCGCCGCGCGATCAGGGAGCGGCCGATCCGGCCCACCGGGATGCGTTTCTTTGCGATCCAGTTGTGGACCTGATCCTCGGTGACGCCGAGTTCCTCGGCGATGGCGGCGGCTCCGAGGATGAGGTCGTCGCCCAGACGCTCGGTCTTGGTTTCCATTCGTGGCCTCCAGTGGGATGACTTCGGCAATCTGCCACAGTGGTGGCGGCTCGCCAGCTGTCATATGGCCCCGTCCACAGCTGATTGCATGTGCCGCGCATGTGCCGCCGGTTTGCCGCGACGCCCCACGACACCCCACAAAACCGCACTATTCCAGCCTGCTCGCTTTTGTACGAAACAATTCGTAAGCCCAGTGTTTATGGGCATATCTCACGTTTTGCGCCGGCAATGATGCTGATCCGAAGTTCGCATCAGCCGGTGCGGAAAACCCCCGTTTTATGTGCCTTTCGTGTGGCTGAAAAAACAGCTTGTGCCATATCTGTGCCCCGTGCTATGTCGGCTCCTGTCGGCCCAGGTCGGGCCTAGTCGCCAACAGGAGCTAACCCCATGTCCATCCGCATCCGCACTTGGAAGACCCCCTCTGGTGAGGCGCGCAAGGCCTATCAGGTCGATTACGTCAGCAAGGGCCAGCGGGTCCGCGAGACGTTCAAGACCAAGAAGGAGGCCGAGACGCGCCTCGCCATCGTGACCGTGGGGGTGCGCGCCGGCACCCACACCGCCGACGGCCACTCGATCACGGTGGCGTTCGCCGCCGCGCAGTGGCTCGGCGAGTGCGCCAAGGCCGGCCTGGAGCGCGTCACCCAGGTGCTCTACGCCCAGCAGGTTGCCAGCCACATCAACCCCATCCTGGGCGACGTGCTGCTGTCGCAGCTGACCGCCGAGGCGGTCGCCGGCTGGGAGGATGCGCTGCACGCCAACGGCTGCAGCCCGAAGCTGATCCGCCGCGTCCGCGTCAACCTCGGCCAGATCGTGGGCGAGGCGCAGCGGCGCGGTCAGGTGGCGCAGAACGTCGTGCGCTCCACCGGGCGGGCCAAGGTCAGCAAGCGCCAGGAGGCCAAGCGCCAGCTGGTGGTGGGCGTCGACATCCCGTCGCCGGCCGAGATCAGGGCGCTGCTGCCGCAGCTGGCCGGCCGCCGCATCCGCCCGCTGATCCTGACGGCGGCGTTCGCCGGGTTGCGCTGGTCCGAGTTGCGCGGCCTGACCTGGGCGAACGTGGACCTGCAGGCCGGCGTGCTGGCGGTGACGCAGAAGATCGACCGCTACGGCGACATCGGCCCAACCAAGTCGGCGGCCGGCGTGCGCTCGATCCCGCTGATCGATCTGGTGGTGAACGCGCTGAAGGAACTGCGCCTCGCCAGCCCGAGCGAGCAGGAACTGGTGTTCGTGACCAGCCGGGGCACGCCGCGCCACCGCATCACCGAGTGCGCCGAGTTCGCCCAGGCGCAGATCGCCGCCGGCATCGTGAACGCCGATGGCAGCGCCAAGTACGACGGCCTGCACTGCCTGCGCCACTTCTTCGCCAGCTGGTGCATCAACCGCCGGGTGGACGGCGGTCGCGAATTGCCGCTGAAGCAGGTTCAGGGGCTGTGCGGCCACAGCACGATCACGGTGACCGCCGACGTATATGGCCATCTGTTCCCGCGCGGCGACGACAAGGCGGAACTGGCGGCGGCGCAGACGGCCTTCCTGGCGGGATAAGTCCCCCGACAAACCGCCGGGGAGGGGGGCTGGGAGCGATCCCGGCCCCTTCGCCTTATGGGACAGCCCGCCGCCCTGGCGAACGCACCAGCGGGCTTCCTATTTGCTTCTGGAACGGACCCGGAACGCCAAGGGGGACAGAAAGTCTTACTTTCTGTCCCCCTACATCTTGACGTGGTCGGCCGAAGCACCCCATAACGCTAGGGTTTCCAAATATGCATGGGTCTAGCCGGCGCGGGCGCAGGAGCTGCCCTCCTCTACCGCGTGGCTGGCGCTGCGGCCGGGTTGGTACTAGCCCCGGCTGCAGTCGCAATTTGATCGACGGTCGATGCCCTTGAACGGCGTTAGTCCAAGCGGGACGGGGACCGCAGGGCATCTTTCTGAACACCGACGCCGCCGCTCGCCGATGGCTAAACCCCCCGTCCCGAGGGGGTTACGAGCGCAGGTTAGCCGTGATCACGACCACCAGCCAGGGCACGACGAACACGATTGTCACCCACAGGATCACGTCGGTCATGGCTGTGGCAATCGTGCGCGGTTGCTGTCGTGGAGGTCGCAGTAGACCGCCGTGATCAGCAGTTCGCAATTGTGCAGCAGGGTGTTCTGCCGGTGGATGTCGTCGCGCAGCTGGGCGATCTCCTCCAGCAGGCTGCGCGCGGCCCAGCTGTTCATGCGGGGAATGGGCTTGGTCATTGGTCTAGCTCCTCTTCTGGACAGGGTTCGTAGGCGTTGCGGTGCGGGATGATG